TCAGTTTCATCATAGTTCTAACATGAACACGATCTTTTTCTTTTTCATCTTCGGGCAACTCATCATACGATTTATGTTGTGCCGCGTTATAGTCATCCTGGGGATTACGTTTCATCCATTCAATGTGAATGTACTCTGCGGCTTGTTCAAGATTGTTGGGAAACTTACTAACTGCCTCAGCGGCTGCTTGACCTGCTGCTAGATTTTCTTGTTGTGCTGTTGGGTGTAATTGATCAAAAGGCACATTGATATCTGCTTTTGGACCACCGTTTTTGCTTCGCATCCTGGGTTCATTTTGTTCGTTGGGCGGCAATGATCTACGCCATTCGTCATGCGCTAAACTAGCAAACTGTTCAATGGCGTTTTCTGTCAAAACAATGTTAATATATTCACGCATCATTTACGATCTCCAAACAGTTGTAACAGGTTAATAAACAAGTTAATAAAGTCCATGTACAAAGTCAGAGCACCACGTACTTCTGCAACATCACTGGCTTCTACACTAAGTTCTTCACGAATCTTCTGTGTATCGTAAGCAGTGAGGCCTAGGAAGATGATAATTGCCAGTGCTGAGATTACCATCTGCATCACAGTTGATCCAATAAAGATATTAACAATACTGGCAATGATGATTGCAATTAAACCAACAAACATAAACTTGCCAACGTTGTCTAGACTCTGTTTGGTAAAGTAGCCATAGCCACTCATAACACCAAACAGGATGGCCGCACCCATAAACGCTGACACAATACTGCCCATAGTGAACACTGCAAAGATTGTAGCAAAACTCAATCCCATCAATGCGGCAAAGCCATGTAAGCATAACTGTGCTACGCCCTTACTTGGATTATTACCTAGGATTACAGCAACGCCAAAAATTGCCACTAGCGGTGCAAAGATTACAATCCACTTTAACACACCTGTAAAAAAGAATGCCAATAACTCTGGACTAGATCCTACAAAATAACTGACAATCATTGATACAATAACAGCAAGGCTCATGTGTCCATAGACACGCCCCATTGCTGAATTAATTTCGCTTGCAGAACGATATGACATTCCGCCTGTATAAGTTGTTCCAAACATAATTTTCTCCTTGTAATTTATTTAATTAACGTAATGCATCCATTGTTAGTTCTTTACCATAGACATGTGCTACAGGTTTAATCCATCCTGCATTTATAGCAGTGATAAAGATACTTTTATATTCCGCAGGGCAATTTTGACTAATTTCAAATCCTGCTCTGGGACACATAACAACCCCGTCATTAAGCATAAACTTATCATCACCTGGCCGTATGGTTGTAATATTAGTTGTTTTACTACTTATCTTCATAGTTGATCAACCCATTCTTTCCAATCTTTAAAAGTCTGATTAGTCCAATTTTCATTGTACCCGTGATTTACTATTACACGCTGTACCGGCCACCATCGAGTATATGGCTGACCAAACGGTCCACTGAACCAATCGTGACTATTGCCAGGAAATAAAGACAACGTTAGTTTATCTGTCGGCGATTTAAAATAGTTAGGACAATTTTTAGGAATACTTAATGGGTCTTCTTCGGTTGCCCAAATACGTGTAGGAGTGTGTAACACACCTGCCTGAATTTTATGAACAGGGCGACAATCTGGCCAAATTAATGCTACAGACTCAAATATACCAGCAGTACCGTGTCGATCTCCAGGTATCCAAATACCTACTCTACCACCCCAACTAAATCCAAACAAATGTACTTGGCCATTCGACCATGGTTGAAGTTTAATCCATTTTGCAAGTTCTATAGTGTGTAGAGCCTGATCCCAACTTTGGCGGCCTTTTAATCTGTTGTCGTCGCCCGACCAATGACATCTACCGTCAACTGATCCGTTTGTATAGTCGTTAACATATTGTGAAATCACAAAGTTTGCATTAGGCCATATTTCTTTAAATTTATTGCGATGAAATAATTGGTATTCTTTTCCAATAAAATCTAGTCCATTGCAACCTGGTACATATAGAATGGTAGGCGCCCTAGTGGTGTTCGTATACAACTCAGCACTAGTTCCGTTGACTTTTACATGTTCTTGAGCATGTATTACCATGCACCACATACTGATGATTAGCGAAATAAAATACTTCATATTGATGCCTTAAATCTTCTCTCCTACTTCAAATCCACGGAACCGTAGGAACCTTGGAAATCGCAAACTGTATGTTCCGTCCTGGTTTTGAGTGACTGCATCTGCTCGCACTTCCACGATCTGACCAAGTAGGGAATCACGTGAAGCCCAATGAGTATCGCGGCCATTATCGCTAAAACCACTGCCCACATTGACCCGAATAGTCTTTCCGTCGTCGACGCCTTCACAGACAATCGCTCCAAGCCGGCCAACGTTTCGTCCTGTTCCTTCTTCGACATCTACTACCTCCAATGATACTTCGATAAATGGCTTTAACTTCAACCATGCTACACTACGTTTACATTCGTAACCAGCAAGAGGATCTTTAATCATAATGCCTTCGTAGCCACCTGCCACTGCCTGTGCGTTGATTTCTTTGTAACGCAACTGACCCTCATCTGTATCCAAATCAACCAGTTCATTAGCAAGGCAAGTAACATTAGGCAACATCTCATTATTCTGTTCTACCCAAGCCTGCACCATTTGACTACGAACTGTTTGACTCTTATTCCAAAATCCTTTTTCAAAGTCTTCAAGTGGACACATGTCAAACAAATTCAAAATAGCATCGTTAGCCTTAACATCGCTTTTACGATGCACCTGCGTCATCAAGTCTTGGAAACTACTACTCATAATTTCACCGTCAAGCACTAGATCATACTTAGGTGGCGCCTTTTTAACCACTGCACTGATCTGTTCGGTAACATGTGGAAAGTTTACAAGTTCCTTGCCGTTGCGACTAAACATGTCCACCCGACCGTCGACACGAACAATAGTGACCACACGGACACCGTCCAGTTTAACTTCAATAAATTTCTTACCAGAAACTTTGGCTTCATGATTAGCACTGTCATGTGCCAATTGACAGCCAAACACTGGAATAGCATAGTCGGGCCATTGTTTCTCTACAACCTTGTTAATTGTTTTTTCACTAACACCGCAACGCAGATCTTTGATCAGTATGCGTCGATACCATCCATTCCATTCAGCCTTAGTGGCACTGGCCATCATTTTAGCAACAGTGTCACGGGCAAGGTTGCCTGTGAGGCTACGATTAACAAAACCAGTAATAATGAGACTAAAACTATCCCAAGGTAAGCCAGCACCATCTTCATCTTTTTTCTCCGGGATCTGTTTCAATCCAAATGTAATCATAGGGTCTAGAGCAAGACGTGCGCCTTGAAAGAATTCACTATTTCCTTCTTGGGCAATGGCTTCAATAATTGCTTCTTTGTTTAAACGGCTTGGATGACTTTCCAATGACCAAATATGGCTAGCACAAACGCTCATATCAACTCCAATAATTAACTGTATAAGTGTATATTATACAGTCTAACAGTTAGTATGTCAAGTGATTTGTTGTCTTAAATGGTTTGCCTAAGTAGGCATTTTCTAATTGGGTCATTATTTTTCGTTTCATTTGAACGACTTTTGGATGACTATGATCATATTCAAAAGCCTTCATAAAACGTCCCCAACTATTTGGACGAACTCTTTTTGGAACAGGGCTATCTAAATATTCTTTAATATCGCTAATTTCAAAACCAAATTTATCAATCAGTTCTTGTGCTAGATTAAATGAGTGTGCGCCCATTTCATCTCGGTGTCCGTAATACTCTTGTTCTCGACGATCTTTGGCGTAATAGGCTGTGCTTTCGTATCCGGGAATGTCTTTGAAATTTCTAGCACGATATTGTCTAGTGTGAATAATCTCATGTAGCACCGTATCGGCAAATAACCGACACATACGTTCCCAGCGATATAAACTAGTCTTCATGGTGTCGGCAGTAGTTGGAAAAACCAATTCAACTTCAATGAATCTCTTGTTGCCCAAATTATCAAGATAACTGTGGTAAGCACCACCGATCCATACTTCGCCTGGTTTGACTGGTTTGAATCTACTGCTGGTTACTTTAATCGGAAGGTGTGCTTTAATGTGCTTACTTACCATGCTGTTAATTTCAGCAATAGGTAACCGCTTGTCTACGATCTTTGATTTAAGTTCGTAGAGCATGGAATACAACATGTTTCGATCCAACTCGGACCAATTAAATGCTCTCCGGGTCATTGCACACTCCTAGTATAGTTATTTATAGTATACTAGGAGTTCCAGTTAACTACGCACTTTATGGGCGTTTATCAATGATTTCGTCAACCAACCCGTATTCCAATGCTTCTTCTGCACTCATAAATTTGTCACGTTCCATGTCGTTTTTAAACTGTGCAAACGTTTTACCCTTTGAATTGTGTTTGACATAAATTTCAGTTAAATTCTTCTTCATTTTAAGAATTTCTTCAACTTGAATTTCCATATCTGTAGCCTGCCCACGGGCACCACCTGAAGGCTGATGAATCATGTGTCTAGCGTTTGGTAGCATTTTACGCTTGCCTGCCGCACCTGCAGTAGCCAGCAGACTGCCCATACTACAGGCTTGGCCCATAACAATGGTGCTAACATCGGGTTTAATAAACTGCATCGTATCGTATATTGCCATTCCTGCAGTAACAACACCACCTGGGCTGTTGATAAAGAAGTTGATGTCTTCGTTGCCTTGACTTTCTAAAAACAGTAACTGCGCCACTAGCAAACTAGCAGTATGTTCGTTAACATCGGTATCTAACATGATGATTCGATCTTTAAGCAGTCGACTGTAAATGTCGTAACTACGTTCTCCACGAGCCTCTTGCTCGATAACCATTGGCACTAAATTTGGCATTATCTGTATTCCTTATCTAAATTTACATTTGTCAAACTAGCAATAGTTTGAAATTTATCCCATGCTGTTTTGGCAGCAGGGTTCTTTTTTAGTTCGCTACTAGGCAGCACTGCTTCGAGCCAAATTTCCGGACGGCGTTGGGGTTGGACACCAAACTTACGTGGTTGATGTAGTTTACCATCTTCCCACAGCATGATGCTGACACTACGGAACTTATTCTCATCGTCTTTGCTGTTAAAGTCATAGTGACCCCACTCGGGATTACTCATTCCACCTAAACAGTATCCTTCCCAGATACCTTGCCATTGACCGTCATCTCGTGGATCAAAATCTGTACGGGTAATTAGCACTAGTACATCGTTAAGGCCCACACGACCTTCAACAATGTCTAACACGCAACGGCTATAACTTAATCCAATTTTCATTTTATCTTCCTTGTTTGAAAGTAGTAAGTATAGGTCCCGAAGTGGTAAATGTCAAGCCACTCATATTACCTTCGTAGATATGAGTTCGTTCATTGTACTTCATTTCTAACTTAACTGACTTCATTACACTGACACTGAGATACTTGTTTTGATTAAAACTCAGCACATCGGCAATGATAGTTTTGCCATTGTCCGCACACTGTAGTTGACAGGTGTCACTGATCGTTGTTCGGTTGTTCAAGGGTAGTGCCCCACTTTTTAAGTTCAAACTTTAGATTTGCGTTTTCTGCCTTTATACTGTCGATATGATCAGCAATAGTATTTAAAAACTCAAATTGATTTTTTGCAGTAATTCTAATAATTTCTGCCACTGACTTATTTTCTTCCATATTATACCTCTATTACAATGTTAGGATTCCAGCCACTCTCTGGCTCGTAGCCTTCATAGCCACGAGGGTTGCAAACTATACGTGTCTCACCCAAGACATAGTCAAAGGGATGATGTGTATGTCCATGTGTCCAAAGTTTAATCTGTGGACGGTCCATAATGAACTCACTCAAGTCACTGCTGTAAGCACCGTTCATTAGATGTTGATCTGCATACTGCTCATGTGTACTGAGTTTGCTAGGACTGTGATGTCCCACCACAACAAACTTTTCATCATGACGTTCTGCCACTATAGTTTTAATATAGTCTAACATCTTTTTGTGACGAACGCAAGTGTCCGCGGGCTTGAGCCTAGTATAGTCTTGATCCTCTTTGAGAATCACACGAAAGTCACTCATCATGTCACGCACAGCAGACAATGTCAAAGGATCGCCTTTGTTCATGTCAGTCCAAAGTGTTCCGCCAATAAAGGTAACATCGTCGATCTTTTTGCACTCTTGCTCTAAGAAATAGACATTGGGGAACTTTGCGCACTCGTCATGCAGGACTTTTAATGTGCGATTCCACTTGCCGTGATAAAACTCGTGATTGCCAGCAACGTAGATCACATGCGGGAACTGAAAACTGCAACGCTTGAGAAAGTCGCGGAATCGCATTACACGTTCTTGTTTGCGTCCTAAATCTGGAAGTGCTCCGTACATATTGTAACTAGGCAGTTCCATATGATCGTAGAGTTCTTCGGCAATCATAATATCGCCGCCGAGGATCAAGACATCGCAGCCTTCGTCGTTTTTAATGTTAATGTCAGAGAACTCTAAATGCAGGTCCGAAACCAATTTAATTTTCATATTCTTTCTTTCGCTGTTGACGCTCTGCCTCGTGATAATCACACAGAGTCTTAATCCATCCGCCTTGTCGGCGTTCACCAGGAGCACCACAAGTTTCACAACTATGTGCCGCCCAACT